ATTGAAATGAAAATTAGAGCAATCCATAAGTTTCTAAAAAGTAAAAATTGGAAGCACAACGAGAACATGGATTGGGTAGGGATTAGGGCTGATGAGCCTAGACGGGCAGCAAAAATAGCTAGGGAAAGAACACCATTAGTAACTGCTGGAGTAACGGCTAAAGATGTAGGAAAGTTCTGGTCTGAACAGTCATTTGACCTAGGGTTGCCTAACGTAAATGGCAAAACACTTCACGGTAACTGTGACTTGTGTTTCCTAAAAGGTGCTGGTCAGACATTGAGCCTAATTGCAGAAAAGCCGGATCGGGCTATTTGGTGGGCTAGGATGGAAACATTAGTTCAGACAAGCGATAAGACTTTTGGGGATGGGGATAGGTTTAGGAAAGACCGTCCAAGCTATAAAGAAATGATGAATTATGCCAAGCAACAAACGGACTTTTTTGGCATGGATGACGAGTCAATAGCTTGCTTTTGTGGCGATTAGGAGAATAATATGAACGACAAATATATAGTTGACGATAGCAATCTGGCTCAATGTTGCTTTTGTGGATTTATCGACGATTGGGATGAGATACCTAGAGGTAAATGCCAGTTTACAGAGGATACTCTTACCGAGTGTCCAGAGTGCGGTGACGTAGACGGATTCGCCGACTATGATCCAGCGAACATTGCTCGACAACAGCGAATTGCCGCTAACCTTGCGAAAGTTGGCTGATTGGGAAATTGAGGCGCTGGGCATCAAGCACTTCGGTAATCTCTATTACTACTATCCAGACCAGATTAAAGCTCTGGTTTTGGATGTCCAAAAGAAACTCCAAGGGAAGAATAAATGACTAACAAACAACCCGAAGCATTACTAATAGCAGAATCTCTCAAAGGGTTAAGTGAATGGGAATGTGCAAATAGAGCCGCCGCCGAACTACGCCGCTTGCATGAGGTGAATGCTGAGTTGGTGGAAATATTCAAGCGCATACGGTTTGAGCAAGGGTTTGCTTGCGAATGCGGTATTGAAGATGCGACATGGGAATTGATTGAAACCGCAATCACCAAATCTTCAGGAGAACAACAATGACAACCTACACAATCGAAGTGAATCACGACGAGGACGGTATATCAGTGGTAGTTAAAGACCTTGACCCAGATACCGCAGATGAAGATCGAGAAGCAATTGCGTATGCGTTAGAAGAAGCGTTACGGATAACAAGAGAAAACTTGCCGCAGAGGTTCCAATGACCATCACACTAACACGCGAGGAAGCGCAGCAAGTGCTGGATGCGTTGCAATGCGCTACCCCGCCGACATTCAGCGCAAAGATAGTGGAGGATTGGGAGAAAGCAGTTGAATTCCTCCGCGCCCGACTCGCGCAGCCTGAACCGGAGCCGGTGGCAGACAAGTACCTGATGGAAGTTGAATGCACAAAATGCGGTGCAAAGCAGGATGGCGTTTTAACCGTCACCGCGCCACAACAACGCAACTGGCAGGGGCTGACGGATGAGGAAATATCAGAGTTAATTCGTAATACGCACAACGCCGGCAGTTTTGTACGAGCCATTGAAGCCAAGCTACGGGAAAAGAATGCGTAAAAAAGAGGCGCAATATCTGTCAAAAATAGCTGATATAGGCTGTATAATTTGTTATAGGCTTGGCTATATTGGGACTCCTGCTGAGATTCACCATATCCGAGGTATCGGTTTGGGGATGGGTGTCAGGAATTCTAATTATGCAACTTTGCCTCTCTGCCCTCGCCATCACAGGGGGAACGATGGCTATCATGGCCTAGGCAGGAAAGCCTTTGAGCGTCGGTACGAGGTTACCGAATTGCAGTTAGCGCAGCAGGTACAGGAGATTCTTAATGAAGAAGACCAAGGCAGAGAAGAAGATGAGCAAGGTCTATAACGAGTTCAAGGCTGGAACTCTGCACAGCGGTAAAGGTGGGCCTGTTGTTAAGTCTAAGAAACAAGCCACTGCAATCATGCTATCAGAAGGCCGTAAAGCCGCTAAGGGGAAGAAATGAAGCCCGGTCTCTATGCCAATATCGCAGCCAAGCGTAAAAGGATTGCCGAGGGTTCTGGCGAGAAGATGCGTAAGCCGGGAACGAAGGGAGCGCCCACAAAGGCTGACTTTAAAGAAGCAGCTAAGACCGCCAAGGGGAAGAAAAAATGATGAAGAACGGTAAGAAGATGTCTGACAAGGAATTGCTAAAACAATATCTTGAGGACGAGAAAGAGAAGAAAAAGAATGGCGTTAACGAAATAGAGATCGAAATTAAGATTCCTATGGGCAAGAAGAAACGGGGCAAGAATGGCAGCAGCATGGACTAAATAATTAAAAATGAATTTTCCTTCTTGCAATAAAGATGAAATTGAAAAAATAATAATTTCCCATGTTGTATGGAGGAATTTATTTGGTCGTTGCTATAATGAAAACAATAATGATTTTAAAAATTATGGCGGAAGAGGAATATTAGTTTGTGACTCTTGGCATGGAGATGATGGTTTTTGGAACTTCATTAATGACATTGGGTTAAGACCAAGTAAAAAATATTCTTTAGATAGAATTGATGTAAACAAAGGATACACAAAAGAAAATGTGAGATGGGCAGATGCAAAGACTCAGGCTCAGAATAAAAGAAATGGGATTTTTGTTTCATTTAATGGAGAAACAATAAACCTTGCAAAATTAGCAAGAAATTATGGGGTTAGATATCAATCTTTGTGGAAATTGGTTGTTGTTAAAAAAATTCCACCAGAAAAATCTATTGAAATATTGTTAAAGCCAAAACAACAAACAATAAGTGATTTGGCTAGATTACATGGAATAAAGCCAGCTACTTTAATGCGTAGAATCCGTACTGGTGTTCCTTTAGATATTGCTGTTTCTGCGCCATTAAGAGCAGGAGTTAAAACTTACAAGGCAAATCATGGTTGCTAAAAAGTATCAAAATCCAAAGGGCGGATTAAACAAGGCTGGCAGAGAATACTTTAAGCGTACTGAGGGAGCAGATCTTAAGCCTCCATTGAAGTCTGGAGATTCTGGTCGTAGAGCCAGCTTTTTAGCACGTATGGGCAACATGCCCGGCCCGGAGTACAAAGATGGTGAGCCTACTCGTTTGTTACTGTCTTTACGAGCATGGGGAGCCTCCTCAAAGGCTGATGCCAAGCAGAAGGCCGCAGCCATATCCGCTAGAAACAAGAAAAAATGATCTTAAATCTAGGCTCCGGCAAGGACTGGAGAGAAGATTGCTTAAACTCCGACATACAGGCAAGGGTCAAACCTGACTGGTGTTGCGACATATCTAAGGTTCGATGGGGTGAGGTCATAGAAACCCGATTCGGACAGATCAAGATTACGCCGGAGATGTTTGAAAAAATTGTCGCAAATGACGTTTTAGAGCATATTCCGGATTTAATTAGTGCCATGCGGAACTGTCGGGACTTGTTAATCCCGAACGGGAAATTTATTATTTCTGTTCCGTATGAATTAAGTCTGGGTGCTTGGCAAGATCCGACTCATGTACGGGCATTTAATGAGAACAGTTGGCTGTATTACACTGATTGGTGCTGGTATTTGGGGTGGGAGTCAGGCTTTAAGCTAGAAGAACTCCAGTTCAAGCTGTCGCAACTAGGCTCAGAAATGTCAGAAACAGGGCTTCCCGATCAGGAAATATTGAGAACTCCGAGGGCTGTAGATTCCATGAAGGTAACACTGTGCAAGCAATAGTCATCTGTACGATTAAGAATCCGGGTGTAACTGTATTGCTGGAGAGTATCAGGGTCTATGCCCCAACGATGCCTGTATACCTATCTGGGAATAGTCTAGAGCTTTGGCATAGGGCTAAGAGCATCCTGCCTAACTTGGTCTGGAGGCCGAATCAGGCTGATAACTTTGGCGATGCTTACAATGTAGCTACAAGTTACGCTTTCGAGCATGGGAAGTTTGACTCGGTAATCCTGAGTAATGACGATGTTGTGCTGAATCCAAGCACTATAAAGTTATTGGGGACAGACTATAAACTTATCCAAGAGAACAACATTGAGGTAGGTTTCTTGGGAGCTAGATCTGACTATGTGCTGCATGACCAAAACATTAGATTCCCTGTAGAGCAAGATCAGCAGGTAGGGCTGAGGTGGGCTAGTGAGTCAAAGATTAAGGAAACTGGCGTAATTGCTCCGATATTTGCCAGCATAAGCAGGAAGGCATGGGAGACAGCCAAGTTTCCTAGCACTAATTGGTATTCCGATAATATAATATGCCATGACCTGCAAGAGGCAGGATTTAGGCATTTCGTATCGAGGGCTTATGTGCATCATGCAGGAAGCCAGACAGTAGGGATTGACTACAAGAAATGCCATGAAGAACCGAGGGCGTGGATACTAGAGAATCGCGCCGATATGTACGAGGCTATCTATGGCTGACATGACGGAAACTCTCAGGAAACTCGGTTTAGCGGCTGCTAGGGGAGTTCCGCAGTTAGCTACAGGTTTCGTAGATTTGGCTGCTTTGCCATTTACGATGACTGGGGTGATGAAGCCAGAGCAAGCAGTAGGATCAACGGCTTACCTAACGTCAAAGGGTTTATTGCCTCCTCCACAAAAGGGATTGCTAGGAGAAACGACAGAGCTAGTAGCAAGTGCGATCAATCCGGCTTCAATGGCTAAAACTGGCCTGCTGGCTGCGCCAATGGCTTTAAGCATTGGAAAAGCGGTTGCTCCTTCTATAGATATGACAGTTGATCGGATGAATCGATTTGTCTTCAAAGAAAATAAGAATCCAGATATCATATTGACAACATCTCGTGATGAGTTTGACCCGAAATACATGAACGCTTATTTAGAGGTTTTAGATAAGCCTGAAAAGGTTGGTGGAAAAGGAACGGCTACAAGGTTGTACTTACAGGCATTAGATGTAGCTAAACAGAACAATATGGGCTGGAAATCAGACACAATTACAAGTGATGCAACTAAAAAGATGTATCAGAGACTAACGAACATGGGAATTCCATTCCAAGAAGTAGACAACCAGTTCATCTTGTCTCCAGAACAGCTATCAAAGATAAATTTACAGAAATTGCCAAAGAAGTAAGCATGACATCCAGAGGATAATGCAAAAATGGAAACTAATGAAACCAGTAAAGTAGAGGCAAGTGGAGGAGTTGCTAACCTTACTAATATGGGTAAGGGTAGACCTAAAGGAGTGCCTAATAAGTCTACTGCTATCGTTAGGGAGGCTATTGCTAACCTACTAGAGCGTAATGCGCCAAACATGGACAAGTGGCTTAATCAGGTAGCGGCAGAAGACCCTTACAAAGCCTTAGACCTAATGAACAAGCTCAGTGAGTACCATATCCCTAAGCTGGCTAGGACAGAGGTGACAGGACTTGATGGTGCGCCTCAAGAACACGTGGTTACATGGCAGAAGTAATACTTTGAATATTTATTGAATTAATATTATAATATTGCCATTGGAGGTATCAATGGACAGAAAGATTAGACTAAAAACAATTGATGGTGTTGAGCATCATCATTGCGGTAAATGCAAAGAATATAAGCTGCCAGAAGAATTTTATAAAAATATTAAGTCTTTAACTGGTAGGCAGTCTTATTGCAAGATTTGCGTTAAAGAATACGCATCTGGTGAAGATTGGGTTGCTTGGCGCAAGGAGCGCTATTATAGAAATCCAGAAAGAACTATTTGGATTGAAGCTAGGTCAAGGGCAAACAAATTTCAGATGCCATTTAATATAGAGCCGGAGGATTGCAAAATACCTGAGTTTTGTCCCGTCCTTAAGATTAAATTATCCCCAAAGGGCAAGGGAACTCACCAAGACTCTACGCCGACATTAGACAAAGTTAATCCGCTTAAGGGTTATGTAAAAGGAAACGTCAATGTTATATCTTGGAAAGCCAATAGGTTGAAATCTAATTGCGATGATCCCGAGGTATTTGAGGCCATTGCTGCATATATCCGCAACAGCAAAGGCTCTGCATGAATGAAATAGTCATTCCCTACAAGCCACGGGAACATCAGCTAACCCTGCATGAGGCTCTAGACAAGAATCGCTTTGTCGTAGGAGTCATGCATAGAAGATTTGGGAAAACTGTTGCAGCTATTAACCAGATCGTCAAACAGGCTATTGAGTGCCAGCTAGAGGCTCCTAGATACGCCTACGTAGCTCCTACCTATACCCAAGCCAAGCGGATTGCGTTCGACTATCTCGTCAAGTACACAAGGCCGCTAGGCGCGGTTGCTAACATTGCCGAGCTTCGAGTGGACTTTTGGGGCCGCAGAATATCCTTGCATGGCGCTGATAATCCAGATTCCTTACGTGGTGCTTATTACGATGGGGTAGTACTGGACGAGGTTGGCGATATGAACCCTAAAGTATGGAACGAGGTGTTGCGCCCTGCTTTGGCTGACCGTCTTGGATGGGCATTGTTTATTGGCACTCCCAAAGGCAATAACCATTTTAAGGATTTGCGTGACAGGGCAGAAAAAACTGAAGACTGGGCGCTGGTTGAGTTCAAGGCTTCCCAAACTCATATTATCCCTGACAAAGAACTATGGGCTGCCCGTAAGGAGATGGGCGAGGACAAGTACCAGCAGGAGTTTGAGTGTTCCTTTAACGCAGCGGTTGAGGGTAGTTATTATGGTCAGATTATTAACGATCTCGAAACCAAGTCTAGGATCACGACTATTGACCGGGATGACCTTTGTCGGTCTTTTGTTGCTTGGGATCTTGGCATGGGTGACTCTACTTGTCTGTGGGTTGCTCAGTTGGCTGGCAAGGAAGTTCGGCTTATTGACTGCACGGAAAACCACGGAGTCGGTCTGGACTGGTATGTATCTTGGCTGCGAGAGAATAGGTTTGAGGGTTTCGCGCAAATCCTCCCGCATGACGTTGAAGTCAGGGAGCTAGGCACAGGCCGTAGCCGTAAGGAAGTCTTGCAGGAGGCGGGGCTAGACATCACGGTAGCGCCAAGGCTATCGGTTGCTGATGGCATACAGGCTGTCAGGCGCTTGCTGCCACGTTGCTGGTTTGACCACAAGACTAAGACGGGACTAGATGCTTTGCGGAACTATCGTCGTGAATATAACGAGAAGCAACAGGTGTTCTACGACAAGCCACTGCATGACTGGTCTAGCCACTACTCAGATGCGTTTAGATACCTAGCAATCGGGCTTGACGAGAGCGATGATTCATGGTCGTCAGATTTGCCTATCAATGCCAAATGGGTTGTATAATAGGCAAAATTCCTGTAAGGGCTTGCTATGAAGATGGATGAAGGCCAGATTAAAGGCATCCTTGAAGCCGAGATAGATAACTCAATCGGCTACATTGAGACAGAAACTACAGAAGATCGTCGTAGAGCGCTGGACTATTACCTGCGTAATCCTTATGGGAACGAGGTAGAAGGCCGTAGCCAGATTGTTACTGGTGAGGTTGCCGAGGCCATCGATGCTGCGCTGCCACAACTTATCCGTGTCTTTACGACAACAGAGGATATTGTCTACTTTGAGCCTCAGTCAGCCAATGACGAGGAGTCTGCCAAACAAGCTACCGACTACTGTAACTGGGTGTTCTATCGTGAGAACGATGGCCTGTTGATCCTGCACAACTGGTTCAAGGATGCCCTGCTTCAGAAGGTAGGAGTAGTTAAGTCTTATTGGGACGAGCGCGAGGAAGTTACCAAAGAGGAATACGAGAACCTGACAGAGGATGAGTTGGCTTTGCTTCTGTCGGATGAGTCTCTGGAAGTTGTCGAGCAGGAAGTCGAGTTCATTGAAGCTGGCATGGATATGATGGGCCAGCCGATTATGGCTCCTGTGTACGAGATTGAGGTAAAGCGTGTTAAGAAGTATGGCTGCGTAAAGATTGAGAACGTCCCGCCAGAGGAGTTCTTGATTTCCAAGGCGGCTAGAACTATTGAGGATGCTCCCTTTGTAGCTCATCGTAAGCTCATGCAGCGGTCAGAATTGATTGCACTGGGCTACGACAAAGACATCGTAGATGAGCTGCCTTCTTATGATGATCTGACGTTTAGCCCTGAGCGAGTAGCTCGTTTTGACCAAGGGGAACAGCCAGACGAAGCACAAAGCCTTGATCCTGCTATGCAGACGGTTGAGGTATACGAGTGCTATATCCGTATCGATGAGGATGGCGATGGTCTGGCTGAGTTGCGCCGCATCGTCTATTGCGGTTCAGAAATCTTAGAGGATGACGAGTGTGATTACGTACCGTTCCACAGCATTTGTCCTATCCCTATTCCCCATAAGTTCTTCGGTCAGTCTCTGGCAGATCGGACTATGGACATCCAGCTTATCAAGTCCACTATTACTCGTCAGTCTCTGGATAACCTGTATCTGACGAACAATAACCGGGTTGGCGCTGTTGATGGTCAGGTGAATCTAGATGACCTGCTGAACGCTACGCCGGGTGGCATTGTCCGTCTGAAAAGCCCTAACGCTCTGGTTCCGCTTGAGGTTCAGTCTACCTTTGGTCAGGCTATGCCGATGCTGGAGTACATGGATCAGATTCAGGCCAAACGTACAGGTATTAATGACTCGCAACAAGGTCTTGATCCAGATGTCTTGTCGAATGTAACGGCTGCGGCTGTTGCTGCGATGATGAAGTCGAACTCTGGCAAATTGGAGTTGATTGCCAGAATATTTGCAGAAACTGGCGTTAAAAGCCTATTCAAAGGAATATTACGGCTGTTGGGCAAGTATCAGGACAAGCCCAAGATCGTCCGTATGCGTGGCAAGTATGTGCAGTTTGATCCTCGCACATGGGCTAACGAGTACGATGTTTCGATTAATGTTGGCTTGGGTGCAGGTGACCGGGATCAGAAGTTGGCTATGCTCCAGATGATCCTTGCCAAGCAGGAACAGATTATCCAGACGTATGGCCCATCTAATCCGCTAGTGACGGTTGGTCAGTATCGCAATACATTGGCACGGTTTATTGAGGCGGCAGGGTTCAAGGATGCTGATGCCTTTATGAATGAGATTACGCCTGAGCAGGACGCTATGTTGTCGCAGCCACAGCCACCTAGCCCTGATGCACAGGCTGAGGTAGCTCAGATGCTGGCTGAGGTTGAGCGTGAGAAGATACAGGCCAAGGCCCAGATTGATGCTGCCAAGTTGGATTTGGAGCGTCAGACCTTAGAGGCTGAGTTTACCCGCAAGGGCATTGAGATGCAGATGAAGAGCCAGAAGGATCAGGCTGATATTCGGATTAAAGAGGCTGAGTTGGCTGTCAAGGAATTACAAGCGATTCTGGCTATGGACTTGGCTGACGAGCAAACCCGTAACAAACAGGCTGAGATTGTTCTGAAGACAATTAAAGAGCTAGGGAGCCTAACTGGTGGATAAAGCACAGTGGGCTATTAACCTGCTACGAGAGCCTATGTTTCAGGAGATGATGGAAGACCTCCGAGGCACAGAGCTTAACAAGTTTACAACAAGTGATTATGGTGATACTGAGATCAGGGAACAAGCGTATATGCGCCTCCGGGTCTTGGAATCGATAGAGTCCTATCTCGAAAGCATTGCTGCTCAGAAGATGATTGACGAGAGAAGGATAAAGATTTTGTAACCCGAGTCGGGCGGTTCCCGATATAATTTAGGAAACTTATGAGCGATACTCAAAACACGACACCTGAGGGTAGTGGTGAGTTAACGGTAGATGGTGCAGCAAACGCTATCTTGGGTCTGATGGGTGGGGATGAAGGCTCCGAACAGGAACAACCAGAACTCCAAGCAGAGGCCAACGATAGCGATGCCGAATCTGAGGAATCTTACGAGGAATCAGAGGTAGAACAAGAAGATAGCGAGGATGAGTCAGAGGAGCCTCAGAAATTCCGTGTCAAAGCCGCTGGTGAAGAACGGGAGGTAACCCTAGATGATCTCATCAAGTCTTATCAACTTGGCACTGATTACACCAAGAAATCGCAAGCTGTAGCTGAAGAACGCAAGGCGGTTGAGGCCGAGCGCCAAGCGATTCAAGAGGCTAAGGCTGTGCGCGATCAATACGCGCAAAGGTTGGAGATCATCGAGCAGATGTTGAACCAGCCGCAGGAAACGGAGAATCTGGATTATCTGAAAGAGACTGATCCTATTGGTTACGCTGTAAAGGTAGCCGAGATGTCTCAGAAGGAGAAACAGTTAGCGCAGGTTCGTGCTGAACGTGAGCGTATAGCTCAACAGCAGGAATATGACCGGCAACAACAGATGAGGCAGGTAATTTCTGCTGAGTCCGAGAAGCTGGTTGCTGCGATTCCCGCTTTTGCTGATCCAGAAAAGGGCGAGACTATTCGCAAGGATATTCGCAATTTTGGTAGGCAGATGGGGTTCTCTGACGAGGAATTGACGAATGTGTTTGATTCCCGTGCAGTTCTGACGCTGTATAAGGCTATGCAATACGACAAGTTACAGTCGAGCAAACCTGCTGTTAATAAGAAGGTTTCTGAGGCTCCCAAGGCGATTAAGCCCGGAGTATCAAAGCCAAGAGACAGTAATAGCGAGGAACTGAGGAAACTTAAAGCGCGAGCTAAGTCGTCCGGAAGGGTGGCTGATGCCGCAAGTGTATTTGAACGTTTTTTATAGGAATTATCATGCCTACATATACCGCACATACCGCTATTGGTCAGCGTGAAGACCTTACCGATGTTATCTATGACATCAGCCCAACCGAGACTCCTTTCATGTCTTCGATTGGCAAGACGAAAGCTACTGCCGTTTTCCATGAGTGGCAGACTGACCGCTTGGCAGCCGCTACTACTGCTAACGCTGCTGTTGAAGGTGCTGATGCTTCGGACGCTACTCTTGATCCTACAGTTCGTCTTGGTAACTACACCCAGATTCTGCAAAAGACCATCAAGGTTTCTGGCACTCTGGACACAGTGAACAAGGCTGGTCGTAAGTCTGAAAAGGCTTATCAGCTAGCTAAGGCTTCGCAAGAGATCAAGCGCGATCTGGAAACCATCCTGCTGTCAAACCAAGGTCGTTCGGCTGGTGACGGTTCTACTGCTCGCCGTATGGGTTCGCTGTTGTCTTGGATCAAGACCAACTCGTCGGTTCAGACTAACGGTAGCGATCCTACAACTATCGGTGTTTCGACTCGTACTGACGGTAACACCCGTACCTTTACTGAAGCCCTGCTGAAAGAAGTTGTGGCTGAAGTGTTTACTTCGGGTGGCGTACCTAAAGTTCTGATGGTTGGTGCTACTGGTAAACAGAAGGTATCTAGCTTCACAGGTCTGTCTGCTTACCGTTACAACGTTAATGCTGGTGGTGGTGGCGCTCAGGCTACTATAGCCGCCGCTGCTGATGTCTATTTAAGTGATTTCGGCTCAATTTCCGTAGTCCCTAATAGATTTATGCGTAGTCGCGATGCTCTGATCCTTGATCCTGAGTACGCTGCTCTGGCCTATCTGCGTCCTTTCCAGACAAACGAGCTTGCAAAAGCTGGTGACTCTGACAAGACTCAGATTCTGGTTGAAGTTACGCTGGAAGTTAAGAACGAAGCTGCTCATGGCATCGTTGCTGACTTGAATATGTCGCTGTAATTGAATTAGCCCCTGACCTTATGGTTGGGGGCTTTTCTATGAGGATTTATGGACTATAGACAACAAATTGTACATGCGGACGGTGATGGCGGTATTATCATCGAGACTAAACAGGATGTTACTGAAATACTTGAAAGTAACAAACAAATTCTGGAGGCAGACAAGCAAAGAACCGGAAATCTTAATGAATTGCACCATATAGCTCGTATTCCTTTCACGGTCATTGATGACTTGAATAAAAAGGGAATAATGAAGGGCTTTAATATCATAGATGACGTGGCTTTTGCGAGTTGGCTTAATAGTTCCGATAATGCACAATGGAAAGTCTATAGGGGAACAGTATGATCGTAGGTGCTTGCGTACCAGCTAGGGATGAAGTTCATACATCGTTTGCTTTTGATTTCGCCAAGATGGTTGGCAGAGACTCAAGGAACAGATGCTCTAAAGAAGGTAATGGTCTAAAGCTCTATACGATGGCAGGAACGCTGATATTCGATCAGAGAGAGAAGCTAGTAGATGCTGCTCTGGCTGAAGGATGTGATGCGATTCTGTTTATTGACTCAGACATGAGGTTTCCGGCTGACACGATTGACATTTTGCTAAGCCGTGAGGTTCCGATTGTTGGTGTCAATGCGGTAACTAGACGTAAGCCTACGCTACCGACTGCGTTAAACCTTGAGATTGAGAAGGATGACGAGGGTAAGATTATTCGTCACGCTTGGCACAAGGTAGATTCGATGGGCAGGGAGGGTATAGAGCCTGTCACAGCGGTTGGTTTTGGTGTGGTGATGATTCGCAAGGAAGTGTTTGAGAAGGTTCCTAAGCCTTGGTTTGATGTGGGTTGGGGGTCTAAGGGCATTATTGGCGAGGATGTGCATTTTTGCATCAAGGCCTTGGATGCGGGCTTTCAGACCTATGTAGATCACAGCCTATCCAAGCATATTGGGCACATTGGGACTTACGAGTATCGATGGGAAGATGTAGAGGAAGGCGCTATAGAGGCGCACAATAACGGGAAATAAACATGGCATTTACGAGCTACAGTGACCTAAAGACTACGATAGCGAACTACCTAGCTCGTAGTGACCTGAACTCAGTTATCCCTGATTTTATCCGGCTGGCTGAGGAGCGTCTGCGTCGAGACCTGAGAATCCGTCAGATGCTGGTCGTGGCTACAGCTAACACGACAGGCGGTGATCCCACTGTGGGACTTCCTACAGACTTCTTAGAGATGCGGGATATTCACTTCAAGACTACCCCGATCAGCTCTGTCTCCTACGAGGCTCCTAATAGCTTCTACCAAAGCACACGGGCTACCGAGTCTGGTATCCCACGGACTTATACGGTTCTGGCCTCAGAGCTTCAGTTTGCTCCTATTCCTGATACTGCGTACACGGCTCAGATGCTGTATTACGCCAAGCCTCCTCTGCTGAGTGACTCCAATACAAGCAATGTCTTCTTGGCTAACTGCCCGGATGCCCTGCTGTATGCGTCTTTGGCTGAGGCTGAGCCGTACTTGATGAACGATGCAAGATTGCAGGTCTGGGCTTCTCTGTATGACCGGGCGATAGCGTCTATTTCTAGTGCTGACCAGTCTAGTGAGTACAGTGGTCAGCCTATGGCAATGTCTTATAACGTGAGGTAAAATCAGTGGAGCGTTGCTCAAAATGCAATGTTGATAAGCAGCTTAATGTATTTTCTAAGTGTGCTGCAAATAAAGACGGGCTACACCGTTGGTGTAAAGAATGCTCTAAAGCGGCTAAAAAAGAATGGTACGAAAAAAACGCTGAGGCAGAAAAAGCTAAAGCAATGCAATATCATTATGAAAATTATGAAAAGAACAAAGATAGAATAATAAAAAGAACAATAGAATGGCAAAGAAATAATAAAGAAAAATATGCAATTAAAAGCAAAAGATGTTACGAAAATACAAAGCATAAAAAGTTTGCTTGGCAAGCATTAGCAAGGGCTGCAAAGAGAAATGCGGTTCCAAAATGGATTAATGAAGAATTAAAACAAGAGATACAAAAGTTTTACGTTGAGGCAAGGTTAAAGACTAGGGAAACAGGAACTAAATATGAAGTAGATCATATAGTTCCATTGATGGGAAAAACTGTATGTGGGCTTCATGTTCCTTGGAATTTAAGAGTTATAACCCAGTTTGAAAACCGTAGTAAACAGAATTCATTTGAGGAGTAAATCATGGCAGAGATGTCAAATTACCTAGAGCAGGCTCTGATTAACGCTACCTTGCGTAATACGAGCTACACGAGTCCTGCAACGGTTTATGTCGGCCTGTATACGTCTGATCCGACTGATGCTGATACAGGGACTGAGGTTTCTGGTGGATCTTATGCTCGTCAGGCTGTTACTTTTGGTGCGCCTAGTAACGGAGTATCTACCAATAGCACTGCGGTTGAGTTTCCGCAAGCTACCGCTTCATGGGGAACCGTGGGATGGATTGGCATTGAGGATGCTTTAACTGGCGGCAACCTGCTGTATCACACTGCTCTGGATACGTCCAAAACCATTGATAACGGTGACATCTTTAAGATTGCGATTGGCAGCTTGTCGGTGACTTTGGCTTAAATGTTTGGATTTAGCTCATTTGCTGAAACGCCATTTTCTTCGTTAAGTGGTGGATTAGTTCTATTTGGTGAAGCAAGTGTTAATGCTACTGCTACAGTTACTGCATCAGGTACAAGAATTCAATTTTTTTCTGGTGACATAAGTTGTTTTGCTACAGTAACGGCAAATGGTGGAAAACTAAATCTTGCTGATGCTAATGTAATTGGAGTTGCAACCGTAACTGCGGATGGCGTAGCGATTTATGGCGCAAGTGGCGCAATAAATGTTACTGCGACTGTTACGGCTAACGGGATACGAGAAGTATTTTCTGATGCTTCTATAACAGGTAATGCAACAGTTACTGCTGACGGAATAAGATTCCGAATGGCATCTGGTTCTATCACTGGAGAAGCGATAGTTACTGCGTTAGGCGGCGTTATCTACGAAGGAAATGCCAGTGTAAATGCAATTGCAACGGTAAATTGTAACGCTAATGCAATATTCTCTGCTGCTGGTTACATTAATGTATTAGCAAATATAAATGCAAATGGTCAAATTATTGGCGAGGAATGGTCTGATGTAATTCCTACTACTAATGTTTGGACAACCAGCGCAGTTGGTATTGATAGCTGGACAAATGTAAATGCTGGGTCAGATAACTGGATGAGGCAATAATGGCTCTTGTTTTAGCTGATAGAGTAAAAGAAACAACGACTACCACTGGTACAGGTACTATTACACTTGCTGGTGCTGCATCTGGTTTCCAGTCATTTTCCGTTGTTGGAAATGGCAATACAACTTATTACGTTATTGCCGGTCAAGGAACGTCTGAGTGGGAAATAGGTATTGGCACATACACATCGTCTGGAACGACTCTTTCTCGTGACACAGTATTAGCTTCTAGTGCTGGCGCTCCGACTAAAACTACTTTTTCTGCTGGAACTAAAGATGTATTTGTGACATATCCTGCTGGTCGCTCTGTATATGTTGATGGTGCAACAATAGATACTGCTAGCATGGGAGCAACTCAGGGCGATATTCTTTATGCATCTGGCACTGACACATTCTCAAGGCTTGCCAAAAATACTACTGCCACACGCTATTTAGCAAATACTGGAACAAGTAACAATCCAGCATGGTCTCAGATAGATTTGTCTAATGGCGTTACAGGTGATTTACCATTTGCAAACCTTACTCAAGGTTCTGCGCTTTCTGTTCTTGGTGTTACAGGAAACGCAACCGGTGATGTAGCAAGCATTGCTGCTGCGAGTGACAATCAAGTATTAAGACGTTCTGGTACTGCTCTTGGTTTTGGCGCCGTTAATTTGGCTTCTACTAATGCAGTGACAGGAACTTTACCTTTAGGAAATGGTGGTACAGGTCAAACAACTGCACAAGCGGCGATGAATTCATTTGCTGGCGCTGTTACTTCAGGTCAGTATTTGCGTGGCAATGGCACTAACGTTGTGATGTCCGCAATTCAGGCTGGTGATGTCCCTACACTTAACCAGAATACAACAGGAAGTGCTGCAACAGTTACAGGAAACGCAACAGGAAGTACATTTGGATTTAACTCTGGTTACGGCTCAGTAGCCACAGCATACGGCTGCCGCGCATGGGTGAATTTCAACGGAACAGGTACAGTCGCTATTAGAGCCAGCGGTAACGTATCAAGCATCACGGATAACGGTACTGGTGACTATACCGTGAACTTTACGACAGCTATGCCGGATGCGAATTATTCTGTAACTGGATTACTTGGCGGTACTAGTTCTGCTTATGGAATTAGAGACTACAGCGATTTAACTGCCAGAACATCATCTGCTTTTAGAATGGCAACAGCAAATTCAAGCACTTTTTCGCAATTAGACCCAGCCCAAGTGAATATTGCCGTTTTCCGCTAAGGACTAACCATGAACCAACGAATCATTTACCCAACAGATAATGGCGGTGTCGCAGTGATTATTCCTGCCGCTGAGTGTGGCTTAACCATTGAGGAAATCGCTGCTAAGGATGTTCCAGAGGGTAAGCCTTACGAGATCGTAGACGTAGCAGATATTCCTTCAGATCGTACATTTCGTGGAGCATGGTCATGGGTCTCGTAATCGACTTAACTAAAGCTAAGAACATTGGTCACGATATGCGTCGTGCTGCTAGGGCTGAGGAATTCAAGCCTTACGACGAAGCTATAGCAAAGCAGATTCCGGGCGCAGTAGAAGGTGCTGAGACTGCTCGTCAGGCTATCCGTGAGAAGTACGCAGCTATCCAAACACAGATTGATGCAGCAGCAACACCTGACGAGATTAAAGCCGCTTTGGGGATTTAAATAATGCAAAAAATAGCATTTGGTGAATGGTTACCAGATCAGCCGGGGGTTACAGGTGCTGTAACAGACGCTAAAAACTGTTATCCAGTTGCTAACGGTTATGCGCCGATTAAGAGTGAAGCTGATTATTCTGATGCTGCCGGGGCAAACCTGCTGATTACCTTTGCTGGTAAGTTCGGTGGGGCTAGTACCTTATTTGCTGCTAGTGCTACTCAGATTTACAAGTTTGACAGCAATGATGCCAGTCTTGATGCAGCTACGACTACAGGATATACGGCTGTAGAGGGTTGGGATGTAACGCAGTTTGGCCCTAAGATGATTCTGGCTAATGGTCAGAATAAGCTGCAAGCATGGACGCTAAACTCGTCTACTAATTTTGCCAACTTGTCTGCTGATGCCCCTATTGCCAAGTACGTAACGGTTGTTCGTGACTTTGTGGTGGCTGCGAATGACGGGACGGATACGAGCAAGGTTTACTGGTCTGATATTAATGATGAGACAGACTGGACACCTGCTGCTGCTTCTCAGTCTGATAGCCAGATTCTGCCTGATGGCGGTGATATTACTGGCATTGCTGGTGGTGAGTACGGCTTGATCTTCCTAGAGCGTGCTATCTACCGGATGAGCTATGCTGGCTCTCCTTTCTTTTTCCAGTTTGACGCTATTTCTAGGTCTTTGGGCTGTATTTCTAACGGCTCTATTGCTCAATACGGTAACTTGACCTATTTCCTTGCTGACGATGGTTTTTATGTCTGTGATGGTCAATCTACAAAAAATATAGGTACTGAGAAAGTAAACCGCTGGTTTTTTGAAAACGCTATTCCCAATGAGATATTTACAGGAATGAGCGCTACGGTCGATCCTGTTAACAAATTAGTAATATGGAAGTTTAACAATACGTTTGGCGGTAAGAATCTGCTGATGTATTCCATTGATTTAGATAAGTGGTCGTATGCAGAGACAACTGCTACATCTATTGCTTATGTGCTAACACCTTCTGCTACGTTAGAACAGGTAGATAACTACAATACAAGCATTGATGCCTTGGATATTCCACTCGACTCTCGTGTGTTTGCTGGTGGACAACTGCTATTTGCGGGTGTTTCTGGTCAAAAGATCATTTCTTTCTCTGGTCAGCCCAAGACTGCCAACATAACAACGGGTGATATTGACGTAGGACGGTCTACTGTGACGCTGGCAAGGCCGATTGTGGACAAAGGTAGCGGTCTAATCGCTATTTCTAGCCGGGATAGTCTTGCTGAACAGGTGGAATTTAGCGCAGATGTTGCGCCAGACGCTGAAAACCGTGTGAGCTTGCGGAGTAATGGCGAATATCATCGTCTAAGACTGACTCCTACTGGTGCTAACTGGGAAACAGCCTTTGGTTTAGAGCTTAGTGTTGTGAAACAGGGTGATCGATGAGGCAATTCCGCACATTACCGCCATTTGGAGGGGATCAGCGAGCCGTTGCTGAGGTAGTCCGTGGGATTATGGACGGTAAGACCAATAATTCTGGCGAGATTACCCTAGCAACCGGCAATGCCACCACAACTACCCTATTTGATGAGCGTATAGGCTACGACAGCCTGATTTTCTTTGTTCCGGTATCTGATGAGGCAGAAGAAGATTCAGCGCCTTATGGAGCGTTTCAGGACACTACAGACCAAACTGCTGCCAATACGACAACAGCTTATGCTGTTACCTATAACACAACAGATTACAGTAACGGAATATATGTATCCAACAGTTCTAGGCTAAATGTCAGAAACTACGGGATATATAACATACAGTTTAGTTTTCAATTTAAAAACACCACCAATGATGGTCAGGATATAGACATCTGGTTCCGCAAGAACGGTACTGATGTTGCCGGATCTAATAGCCGGTTTCACATGCCAGCTAGGAAAAGTACTGGCGATCCTTCTCACTTAATTGCCGCGATGAATTTCTTTATGGAAATGAACGCTAATGACTATGTTCAGATCATGTGGAGAACGACTGACATTGGTGTTTCGCTTGAGCATTTTGGAACAAGTACAAGCCCGACAAGACCATCAATTCCGTCTGCCATTGTAACGATGAGCTATGTGGCTCCTGCTGCAACAACAAACTTGTATGTTTCAAGCCAGCAACAAGGGCAAGCAACTATATCTCACTGGGCGAATGACACTGCGAATAAGACCTACGGTTATATAATTGTGGGATGACAGAATTTAAACATATTCCTGTGGATGATCTCCGCAAATGGTGGCCTAGTATCCGGGCTGGTTTGGACAAAATCAAGGGCAGAAGCCCTGAAAACTGGATACCTGAAGACGTATACACGGATTGCTGGAACCAAAAGGCGATGCTGTGGGTGGTACTAGAGAATAACCATTTTTATGGCTTCTTTATCTTGCAGCCAATGGGCGAGGAATTGCACGTTTGGGCGGCATGGACGTTAGAAAATGATTATCAAGTGGTGCAAAAAGGTTTACAATTTATAAAAAATATGGCTAGGGAAGCAAACGTTAAATATTTGACATTTGCTAGTCATAGACCGGGTTGGAATCGTAGGGCTAAGGCTTATGGATTCCGGCCTCGAAAATGGATATGCGAGGTGTGATATGAGTGGTGGCGGCGGACGCGAAGAAACAAAGACAGAGATAAGCCCGGAGTTTAAGCCGTACATTACTTATTCTCTGGGTGAGGCTAAACGGCTTTATCAAGGGATGCCAGAGGCTCCTTCTACCTTGGCTCCAGAACAGTCGGCATTTTCTCGACAGGCCATTGAATCGGCTGCACAACGCGCTCAGATGGGTTCTCCGCTGATGGGTGCTGCACAGGCAGAGCAACTAGCTACGATCCAAGGACGAGGCGTTAATCCATTCCTAGCGGGTGCTTTGGAGCAGTCTAACCGTCTGGCTCGTGAGCAGTTCACAGAAGGCGTACAGGGCTTACAGTCTCGTGCTTCCTCGATGGGCCGTTATGGTTCTGGAGCTATGGCAGAACAAGAGGGACGCGCTCAAGACGTATTTGCTCGTGCTATGGCTGAACAGGGTGGTCAACTAGCTTTCCAATCGGCTGAGGCTGAACGTGCCCGTCAAATGGCTGCGGCTGGCGCTGCTCCACAGATGGCGGCTGCTGACTATGCTGATATTCAGCGACTCCTGCAAGCAGGTCAGGCTCAAGAGGCTTACGGTCAACAGGCAATCCAAGGCCAATTGGCTGCACAAGAACTGCCGATGCAACGTCTGCAACAGGCTGCTAATGTCTTTTATGGCGCTCCTCTGGAGACTAAGACTACTGCTACTCCACAAGGGGGTAAATAATGGGTGCTGCTGCTGCTCCGATACTTATTGGCTCTGCTATTGGCGGTATGATGAATAAGCGCAATCCGCTGCAAGGTGCTTTGCTTGGCGGTGCTTTAGGTGGCATTGGCGGGAGTGTACTAGGTGGCGCTCAGGGATTGGCGGGGTCTAAATTGGCTGCTGCTGCTCCTAGTGGTGGCGCTGGTATGGCTGGTGCTGGTGGTTCTGGTATGTTTACCGCTGGAACTATCCCTGCTGGTGCTGCCGGTAGTTCTGCATATATGCCAGCGGTTTCTGCTGCTCCTATGGCTGGTAATGCAGCTATGCCACTAGGTTATTCGACTGTTGCCTCTCCGGCTATGGCTGCTCCTACTTTTTCTCAGACTATTTCTGAGATTCCTAAAGCATTTCAATCGTTTACTGGCGAGAACCCTGTTCTTACGCAAATGACGCTGATGGGCGCTCAAAATGCCTTGCAAGCGCCTCCTCGTCCTCAAGCAAATCCTAACCTGATGCGTGGGAACCCTATGCCT